AATTAGAGATGCAAGAAAAAAAGGATAGAGTTGATGATGCATTACATGCGACCAGAGCAGCAATCGAAGAAGGAATTGTTGAAGGCGGTGGGATAGCATTACTTAAAATACAAGATATATTGAGTAATCAAGTTCCAGCTTCTTTATCTGAATCATATCAGATTGGATTCAATATCATTACAACGACTCTAGCAGCACCACTATCTCAGATTTTAAATAATTGTGGAGTTGGTGTTCAGACTGAAATCATTGATTATATTAAAGCAAATGGTGGTGGTTATGATGCAAAAAGTGAAGAGTATGTAGATATGTTCGAAGCTGGTATTATTGACCCAACAAAAGTAACTAGATGTGCAATTGAAAATGCATCATCTGTTGCTGGAATGATTTTAACTACTGAATGTATGGTAGTTGATAAAAAAGAAGAACAGAATAAACAAGCATAATTATGGCAAAGATAATAGGAACTGCTGGGGGAGCAGGACAACAACCTCCGAAACAACCTAAGTTAGATTTAAAAGCATCAAAACCGATGGTTTGTACAGATTGTGGATTTGATATATTTGTATCAGGTGCAAAGTTTAGAACTATATCTCGTTTAGTTACCAGTACACCACAAGATGTGATTATACCAATTGATGTTTATCTTTGTGGTGACTGTGGTAAGGTAAATGAAAAATTATTACCAGAAGAGATAAAAAAATTAGATAGTAAGAATAATGGCTAAAGGATTATTTGACCACATAAAAGCAATAACACAATATCAAGACCCTAAATATTTTGATAAGTTAGATGATGAAGATTTGAAGAGCTGGTCAAATTATATGATTCATAGATTTCTTTCAATGAATCCAGATTGGATTGATTTAATAGCAGAACTACAACCATATACACAAGCTCTACCACCTAAAGCATTATACTTAGCATATATTGGAATTTTACCAAAAGGTAGACATTATCTTAGATATGTAAAAGGGAAGAAATCCCAAAAGTATGAAGAGTGGTTGGTAGATTTACTTTGTATAGATTATGAATGTTCAAAAAAAGAAGCAAATGAATATTTAGAAATACTTTATTCTACTAGAGAAGGTAGAGAACACATTAAATATATCTGTGAAAAATACGGAACAGATAAAAAACAAATCACAAAATTAAAATTAAAGGTATAAATATTTGGAATTATCAAATATTTTTCGTATATTTGTTAAAATATAAAAGTTATAGATGCAGGAGATAGATAATTTATCGAAATATGGTAATTCATTTCAATCAAAAGTAGTATCAGCATTATTAACAGATGGTAAATTCTTAGATAAACTTTCAGAAGTATTATCACCTAAGTTTTTTGAATCAGAAGCTAATAAATGGATTATTGATGAGATTCAAGATTACAATGAAGAATTTAGAAAACCTCCTACTATGGATGTTTTCAAAGTTAAGGTTGCTAAACTCGATAATGAGATTTTAAAAACTACAGTTAAGGAACAACTTAGGCATGTCTATACTCAAGTTGGTAATGTAGATTTAGATTATATTAAAAAAGAGTTTACCTCATTTTGTAGAAACCAAAATCTTAAACAAGTAATATTAACATCAGTTGATTTATTAAAAGCTGGTAATTACAATAGGATAAAAGATTTGGTTGATAAAGCTATGAAGGTAGGCGTTGAAACTGATTTGGGACATGACTATAAAGATGATTTTGATTCTCGTATGGATGATGTAAAAAGAGATACCGTACCAACCGATTGGAAATCAATAAATGATTTAATGGATGGTGGATTAGGACCGGGTGAATTAGGAGTTGTAGTTGCACCATCTGGTGTAGGTAAAACTTGGATACTAACTACATTAGGAGCATCGGCTGTAAGACAAGGGTTAAGTGTTATTCATTATTCATTAGAACTATCGGAACATTATGTAGGACAAAGATATGATACTGTATTTTCTCATATACCTTCAGCTGATATTAAAGAAAATAAAGAAAAAGTAAAAGAAAAAATTAAAGGATTAGCGGGAAGATTATTAATTAAATATTTCCCACCTAAAGGTGTATCTTCGAAGAAGATTGCACAACATATAGACAAAATGATAGCAACAGATAATAAACCTGATTTAATCTTAATTGATTATGCAGATTTGTTACTATCACATTCAAATAAAACTGATTCAACATACGCTGAGCAAGGTGGTGTTTATATCGACCTAAGAGGATTAAGTGGTGAGTATGGTATTCCAATATGGACAGCATCTCAAACTAATCGTTCAGCAATTGATTCAGAAGTTATAGAAGCAGATAAAATTTCAGACTCTTATGCAAAAGTTATGAATGCTGATTTCATTATGAGTTGGAGTAGAAAATCAAAAGATAAATTGAATAATACTGCAAGAGCTCACATTATGAAAAACAGATTCGGACCTGATGGAATAACATTCCCTTGTAAGATGGATACTAATACAGGATTCATAGAAGTTTACGAAGGAACTTCAGCCGAAGGGATGCTTTCTACTAAAGAATCCGCTAGTGGAAACATAGAAAGGAAGCAATTATTACATAAGAAATATGTGGAGAGTATGAACTTTTAGAAAAAAGTTACAAAAATAAATAACATTGGTGAATATTTTTCAATATATACAATAGTTATATTCACCGAACTTAAATTAAAAAGGAGAAATATATTATGGCAAAATCAGACGAACTTTACGAACAAATTAAAGAATTGTACACACAATTCGAAGAAGAACACAATGGAACATCTAAAGCAGCTAAATCAAGAGCTAGAAAAGCAATTGGTGAAATTAAGAAATTAGTTACCGATTATAGGAAAGCGTCTGTAGAGGAAAACAAATAAAGGTTATTACTAAAATGAGTAAACTATTCAAAGAACGAATTCCGTTCAAACCATTCGAATATCCAATATATTACAATGAAGGCTGGTTAAAGCAAGCACAAGCATTTTGGTTGCATACTGAGATACCAATGCAAGGTGATGTTAAAGACTGGAATGAAAGATTAACTGAATCTGAAAAGCATTTAGTTGGTAATATCTTGTTAGGATTCGCACAAACAGAATGTGCAGTTTCAGACTATTGGACTACTATGGTTACTAAGTGGTTTCCTAAGCATGAGATAAGACAAATGGCAATGATGTTTGGTTCGCAAGAAACCATTCATGCAACTGCATATTCATATCTAAATGAAACATTAGGATTAGAAAACTTTGAAGCTTTTCTACACGAACCAGCAGTAGCGGAAAAATTTGAATTACTCACAACAACCTCTGCAGATTGGACACATGAAGATTTACAAAAAAACGAAAAAGCAAGACAAGAAGTAGGTAGGAGTTTAGCTATCTTTTCTGCATTTGCTGAAGGAGTTTCTTTGTATTCTTCATTTGCTGTTCTTTATTCATTTCAAATGAGAAATAAACTTAAAGGTATTGGTCAACAAATGAAGTGGTCAGTACGAGATGAATCTCTACATTCTAAAATGGGATGTGTATTATTCAGACATATGTGTGATGAATACCCAGACTTATTAAAACAATGTAAAAAAAGTATTACTGAAGCTGCAAAACTAATTGTTGAGCTTGAACTAAAATTTATTGATAAAATGTTTGAGATGGGCGATTTGGAAAATTTAAAAGCAGATGATTTAAAAGAGTTTATTAAACAACGAACTAATACTAAATTAGAAGAATTGGGATATAAAGGTATTTTCCAATATGATAAGAAAAAAGCTGATAATTTAGAATGGTTCTATCATTTGACAGGTGGACACACTCATACCGATTTCTTTGCAATTAGACCTACTGATTACAGTAAAGCTGGTGAAGGAGAAGATTGGGATGACTTATTTTAAAATAAATGGTTATATTTGAACAAGAGGTGTTAGATTTAATGTCATCATCTCAAAAAGACATTTTAGATGTTGGTTATGGTTGGGGTATTACTTCTAATTATTTTTATAATAAAGGAGTAAACTCACTAACAATTATAGAAATTCGAGAGGACATCTATAATAAGGCACTAAAATGGAGTTCAGATAAACCAAATGTTACAGTAATTCATGGTGATTGGATTGATATAATACCAACACTTGATAAGAAATTTGATGGAATCTATATGGATACTTTTTGTCCTGAGGATGAAAACTTCGATATTAATAAATCCGAAGAAGAAAAAAAGAAGATGTTGGATTACTTCTTCAAAGAACCATCAGAAGAAGAATGGAATAAATATATTTCATTTGAAGATTATTGTAAAAGTATTGCAAACGAAGGATGTATTCTTTCGATATATGAATATAGTAAATTCAGAAATGATATAAATTTTACAATAGTTGATACCGATTGGGGTGTTGATGGTTACCCAAAAAACCATAAGTTTTGTTGGAGTTATTTTTCAAAAGGTGATTTTAACAAAAAATGGAATAAACCTAAAGAGTTAATATGAAACCATTTGATTATATTAATACTAGCATAAAATCATACGCAAAACCAAGTGAGGTGCATGGTATTGGATTATTTGCATTAGTAGATATTGAAAAAGGAGAGCAGGTATTTCCAATTTGGGAAGGAAAAAGTAAATGGTATAGAATACGATTTAAAGAAGCTAAGGAGTTACCTAAAGAAGTTTTAGCATATTTGTTACGTTCATATGGTAGTACAATAAATTCTGATTATTCATATATCAGTTTTAGATTGATAAAGGATACTAATTTTTTATTTACAGAACCATTGGGTTTATTAAATACCAAATATGAAGAAGGTAATGTAGATAGTAATACAGGAATAGCATTAAGAGATATTGAAAAAGATGAAGAATTATTTGGAAACTATGGTAATTCATCACAAATAAAATTATAAAAAATGGCAGCAAAAAATTATGGTGAAGAGTTTGAATGGGAAATTGATGTAGATTTTCCATCTTGGGCAAATACAGAAATATATGTTAAAACAATATCAAAAGG